GAGTTTCCGGGATATACCATCCTGGATTACATGGATTTATATAAGAAATTTTCTGGAACCAACCAGGAAAGTTACGCTCTAAATAATATAGCAAAGGTAGAACTAGATGAACAAAAACTGGATTATACCGAATATGGGTCGTTGCGTGAGTTTTATACGCAAAACTTTCAAAAGTTTGCTGAGTACAATGTCCAAGATGTGGTCTTGGTTGAGCGACTTGAGGATAAATTAAAGTTAATTGATCTTGCCGTTTCGATTGCATATGAAGCCAAGATCACCTTTGATACCGTCTTCTTTGCTACTCGTATTTGGGAAACCATTTGTTGTGACTATCTTGCCAAACAAAACATTGTTCCTCCACTAAAGACAAAGTATGCCAAGGATGATCAGTTCATTGGTGCCTATGTTAAGGATGTGATTCCCGGTCTATATAAAAATGTTGTGAGTTTTGATGCAACATCTCTATATCCATCTATTATCATTGGTTGGAACATTTCACCCGAGACATGCATTGTCAAGAATTCATCATTGAATGCAGATGACTTTTTGCGTAGTAAACGCAAAGAGATTCCAGACATGATTCAGGATGCTATTGATCAGAATGCATGCTTGGCATGTAATGGATCAGTGTTCTCAAATAGCGTCAAGGGATTCATTCCTACTCTGATTGAAATCACTTTCAATCAACGACAAGAAGCCAAGAAGAAGATGATCAAGTTGGAGAAAGAATATGAAGTCTCTAAGGACAAGAAACTTATTCCATTCATTGCGGCTCTCAAGATTCGTCAGTCAGTAAAGAAGATTCTAGCAAACAGTTTATACGGTTGTCTTGGTAATCCTGCATTCACATACTCTTCTCCAGAACTTGCAACTGCAGTTACCGTTACTGGTCAGGTTATCATTCGATCTGCTGAAGATCAGATGAATGCCTATATCAATAAGGTCATGAAGAATGAAGACCCAAAGGATTATGTCATTGCCGTTGATACAGATTCTGTATATCTGAATCTCGAAGATATTATTACTAAAGTTTCTAGTAAGAGTGATATCGGTGACATCACAACCTTTATCGATAATATCTGTGAAAAGAATATTCAAAAAGAATTGACTGCAACAATGAAAGAGTTGACCACCAAACTCAATTGCCTCACTAATAAGATTTCATTCAAGCGTGAAGCAATTGCATCAAGTGGAATGTTTATTGCCAAGAAGCGATATGCATTGCTCATGACAGATCTTGAAGGTGTTCGCTTCAGTGAACCAAAGTTAAAGATCATGGGTCTTGAGACAGCACGAAGTAGTACTCCGGGTATTGTTCGTAGTAAACTCAAAGACTGCATCATGATCATTATGACCAAGACCCCCGAGGAGTTGCGTAAGTATGTGAATGCATTTTATGATGAATTTATGGAACTACCTATAGATGTTATCGCATCTCCTCGGGGTGTTAAGGGTATCTCTAAGTACACAGATGTTTCTGATATATACAAGAGTGGAACACCTATTGCTACTAAGGCAGCATTGTTACACAATGCATATTTGAAGAAGCTGAAACTTGATAAAGAAGTTGCACCGATCAAGGAAAATGATAAGATTCGATTTGTGTTTGTAAAAGTTCCCAATCCATATGGTATGGGAGGTCGTGATGCGGTTCTTGGATTTATTAACAAAGCCCCAGTACAATTTCAATTAGATAAATTTGTTGATCGTAAGAAACAATTTGAAAAAACGTTTAATGAACCACTTGACAATATTTTGCAAGCCATCAAATGGTCAATTAGTGATAAAGTAACCCTTGACTCGTTCTTCGCTTGATGTATAATACTAACCTGAAAGAATATTAAGAAATGGTAAAGACCTTTAAATCTAGATATGGGGATGAACGAATCCTCACCAAGCGTAAAGACGGAAACTATAGTCTCGAAGGTCACACCCTATTTTCTAGGGGTGGCGATGGTTTATTTGACTTTGAAGGTGGTCCATGCATTATGGTTGGTACTAGACTACTTGATATTGTCAATGACGTAGATGACGTGATCGTAGAATCAATTACTGTTGATGACACCATAGTTGAAGAAAACTATGCGCGTATTATTATTACAACTAAAAATTATAAGAAAGGTAAGAAGCAAAGTGACAAAAAAATCTAAAGTTACTATTACTAAAACAATTCCGTGGCAATATGAATATAATATTTTACGAGTTCCATATGAGGAATTTATAGATTCAATTGAAGAGATGCCATTTAAATTATTAATGCACGAGTACCGTTCACACTGTGAATACCGTGGTACTAAATTAAATAGTAAACCAGAATTCAGTAAAGAAAATAGTACTGATCTATATAAAAGAATTATCGCTATTGAAGATTTACTTGAAAAGCAGTACCATAGACTTGGCGATGCTGTAGAGGCATCTCAGTATTGGGAAAACGAAAATTGGAAACACGCACAAAAAGAAAAGGAAAAGAATGTCAAAGTATCTAACAAATCTACTAAGCAAACTAAACAATCCTGATGCAGCCATTGTAGCCGATGGTATTGATGGGGCTGATGTTACAGGCTTTATTGATACAGGTTCTTATGTTTTAAATGCTTTGCTTTCAGGATCTATATATGGTGGACTACCCGCAAACAAGATCTCTTGTCTTGCAGGAGATCCTGCTACTGGAAAGACTTTCTATGCAATTGGAATCGCTACTCAATTCCTTAAAGACCACAAAGACGGTGTGGTCATCTACTTTGACACGGAGCAAGCAATCACTTCAGACATGTTTGCACAACGAGGAATCGATTCCAAAAGAATTGCAGTTGTTCCTGTTGCAACAATCGAAGAGTTCAAGAACCAGGCTCTCAAGATCGTCAATGACGTACTTGAAACACCTGAAGAAGAACGCAAGCCAATCTTTATGGTTCTTGATTCTTTGGGAATGTTATCGACAAACAAAGAAATGAGTGATTCGGCTGAAGGTAAGGATGTGCGTGATATGACCAAGGCACAACTTACTAAGGCTACATTCCGTGTTCTTACATTGAAACTTGGTAAGGCAAAGATACCACTTCTTCTTACAAACCATACATATCAAGTTATCGGATGCATGGCAAGTAATGTGAATATTATAATGGGCGATTCATCTATTAAAAATATTACAAATATTGAAGTTGGAGATAATGTAAAAACTTTAACAGGAACATCAGAAGTAACTGAATTATTTGTTTATGATTCTAATGAAATTGTTGAAGTGCTTTTAGATGATGGTACATCATTTATTACCACACCAAATCATAAATTCATGACAAAAGATGGTGAATGGAAATGTATCTCAGATATTGCTGAGGGTGATGAAATTGTTTCCATTGAGAAGGTTTCGTAATTTTGAGTAAGGTATACCAATTACTTTGGCTGCTTTTCTGATGCTAGAATATTCTATACCGTTAACATTAACTAATCTTGATCTTGGATCTAATTTTGATTTTTTATCTCTATACTCAGCTGAGGTTACAGAGTTTTTCCATAGTTTAGATTTTTTACGTCCTTCAGCACTAAGTTGTTTAGATTTCTTAGGATTGTTTTTAATCCAATCTGTTAATGACTTTCCATTAGGTTTAACTTTTTTACCAGACTCATATGCTTTTTTTAAAGATGCTGATAATTTAGATTTGGTAGAATCTGATTTTTTTAAACCAGTAAGACTCTTAGATATTTTTTTTCTCCATTGTTTACTTTTTTTAGATTTAATAAAAGTTTTAAACCCAGTGTTTGCTAATTTTATTCTTGCAATTTCTGCTTCTTTTGTTTTACCGGATAACATTTTCCATGCCATAAAATCTTCTATTTTATTATATGTCTCCCATAATTTTTTATGGGCTAAAGCATGTTTTTTTATAGATAAAAGAATTAAATTTGATGGATCATCGGATCCACCCATATGTTTGGGAATTATATGATGCTTATGTTTCATGATACCTACTATATAATATGTATGATTAAGGAATATTTAAAATGAAAACTCAAAAAATAATAAAAAAGACTGTTTTAAAAGAATCAATCAAAGTTTATGATTTTACTGTTAAGGACGATCATCATTATATTTTAGAAAATGGTGTATTATCACACAACTCCTATGTTCCTACCAAGGATCTTGGTGGTGGTAATGGTATCAAGTATGCAGCAAGTAATATCATCATGTTATCAAAGAGTAAGGATAAGACTGATGAAGGTATCGTTGGTAACTTTATTAAGTGCACCAATTACAAGAATCGTTTTGTCAAAGAAAACATGCATGTTCAGACAAGACTTAACTATACTTCTGGTTTAAGTAGATATTATGGCTTGACAGACCTTGCAATTGAATATAATATATTCAAGAAGGTTTCAACACGAGTAGAACTTCCAGATGGTACAAAAGCATTTGAGAAAAATATAGATGAAGATCCTGAAAAGTATTTTACAAAAGATATTCTTGACAAGTTGGATGTAGAAATTCAAAAAGGATTTAAGTATGGACAAGGTAGTTGAATATAGATTTCTTCCAGAAGCATCAGTAGACAGTACACAAACTTGTCCTATTGAGATTACAGCAGGTCAATTTGCTGGTATCGTTTATCGATATGGTAAAATTGATTTTAAAGAAGATGGTAATGATGGACTGAATGTTACTATGGAAATTGAAATGATTAAATTCCCTGAAGGGTTTGATCAAGCCGATAAAGATTTCACGCAAACTGCTGGTGAAATATTTGTAAAGATCATAGAGTCACAAGTTGAAAGTGATGACGATAAAGATCTTGAAGCAGATGTTCATGAAGATCATCTTGACAACGCCTAACCTAGTGATATAATAAAAACATGGAAACAGTTATTCTAAAGAACTTAGTTCTCAATGAGGACTATAGTCGCAAGGTTGTCCCGTTTCTTCAAGAAGATTACTTTCAAGACAAGGCTGAACGAACAGTCTTTAATATTGTAAGTAAGTTTCTTCTAAAGTATAACAACATTCCTACTAAGGATGCTGTACTCATTTCACTCGGAGATGACAAGACTCTTGGAGACAGTGAATTCAAGAAGTGTGTTGCAATCTCTGATGAGATGTACAAGGAAGGTGAGAAGTCTGATACTGAGTGGCTTGTAGAACATACTGAAAAGTTCTGCAAAGAGAAAGCCATTTACAATGGTATCATGGCATCCATCGGTATCATTGAAGGTAAGGATAAGGAGCAGACTCAGAATGCAATTCCTGAGATCATGTCTAAGGCTCTTTCTGTGTCCTTTGATACTCGTGTAGGACACGACTTCTTTGAAGATGTCGATGAACGCTATGAGTACTATCATCGTGTAGAAGAGCGTGTACCATTTGATCTTGAGATGTTTAATCTCATCACCGGTGGTGGAGTTCGCAAGAAGACTCTCAACGTTGTCATGGCAGCATCGGGTGTTGGTAAGAGTGCATTCCTATGCCATCATGCTGCTGCATGTCTTACACAGAATTTGAATGTGCTGTATATCACACTTGAAATGTCTGAAGAAGAAATTGCTAAACGCATTGATGCTAATCTTTTAGATACAGACATTCATGTTCTTGAGAAGATGCCTCTTGCTATGTACGAGAACAAGGTAAACAATCTTAAGAAGACTTGCCGTGGTAAACTTATTATTAAAGAATATCCTACTGCTGCTGCCAATGTCACACACTTCCGTAATCTAATGGAAGAACTTAAGATCAAGAAGAAGTTCAAGCCTGACATTATCATTGTTGATTATCTAAACATCTGCTCATGTGCAAGATTCAAGATGGGCAACGGTATGAATAGTTACACCTATGTCAAGGGTATTGCAGAAGAACTTCGTGGTCTTGCAAAGCAGTTCAATGTACCACTATGGTCTGCTACTCAAGTAAACCGTGAAGGTGCAAAGAGCAGTGACATGGAGATGACAGATACATCTGAAAGTTTTGGTCTACCACAAACCACAGACTTCTTCATTGCACTTATTGAAACTGAAGAGTTGGCACAGAATGGTCAACTCATGGTTAAGCAGTTAAAGAACCGTGGTAATGATACCACCAAGAATCGTAAATTTCTTATTGGTGTAAACAAATCCAAGATGAAGTTCTATGATGTAGAAAATTCAAATAATAATCTTGTCAATGCAAATAATACAAATGAAGAAGGTTTCGGATCAGGTTCTGATCCATTAGCATTTGATTCTAGTTTTGGTAAGAAGAAGAACAAGGCAGTAAACTGGACATTTGAAGACGCTGCAAAATGAGTATATATATTGATAAGAAATATGTGAATATGTTGTCTGGCTCACTTGAGAAGTTCAAGTGGAAGAAAGAGAACCTTGCTACGTGTCGTTGTTTTAAGTGTGGAGACTCACTAAAGAACAAGACGAAGACGAGAGGATTCTTTTTTGAAAATAAAGGAAATTATGTTTATAAATGTCACAACTGCGGTATTGCTTGTAGTTTATATTCTGTACTTGAAAGCATCAGCCCATCACTCTGCAAAGAATATGCATTTGAAAACTTCAAAGACAAAAATCCAGAACCGTTGGTTACAACGAAGACAGAAAAGAAACAGCCAGTGTTCAGTGATCTCGGAACAAGGCTTGACTTACTCAATGCAGATCATCCGGCGGTAAAATATGTTCAATCTAGAGAAATTCCAAAAGAAAAGTATTGCAATTTTTATTACTGCAGTGATTTCAGTAGAATCATGTCTTCTTTCGATAGAGAAGGATCTAAGGAAGGTCGGCTCGTCATACCGTTCTATGACGAGAGCGGGAGCCTTATTGGCGTGCAGGGCAGGATTATCGAAGAAAAAGCGCAAGAGAAAGCGATAAGGTATATCACCTTAAAGCGTGAAGGCGAAGAGCGTCTGTGGTACAACATAGATAAAGTAGACGCAAGAGATACTGTGTATGTGACTGAAGGTCCGATTGATTCCATGTTTATTCCAAATGGAATTTCAATGCAGGGTGCAGGATGGTTAGAAGATCTTCCTAAGAAGATCTCCAAATCAAAGGTTGTGTTTATATTTGATAATGAACCAAGAAATTTAGAAATTGTTCACTTGATTGGAAAGTACATTGAGGCTGGACGAAATGTAGTAATTTGGCCTAATGAAATTGATAAAAAAGATATTAACGACATGGTTTTAGCATTCGGTGAATCAATGACCATGAAACTGATAATCAACAATGTTTATTCTGGACTTAAAGCAAAAGTAAAGTATACTTACTGGAAGAAGGTTTAAATGGAAGATGAAAACGACAAATTATCTGAAGAAGATATTTTAAAAGCTAGTGAAGCGTACATCACCTTTGTTCAACGATTCGGTGAGTATGTAAAAGAAATGGATCCCGAACTATGGGGACGTGCACGAGAATATGCAGCGGACTTTACTAAGATTGATGGCGTAAGAGTTGAACTTGTAGATGCAGATGAGGATGAAGAAGATGACACAGACAATACCAACATTTCCGGAGCAGACTAAACTTACCGTACTTGATTATGGACATGTAGAACTTGTTGATTACATGGGCAGTGATCTATCTGTAGTGGATGCCGCAAGAGTATCCTTTAATAAAAAGAGTGTCTATGGAACAATGGAAGATCACACTCCTCGTCCAGGTAAAGAAGAACCATACGAATCTTATCTACTAGATAGAGATGTAAAGTTAATTACATATCTTGCAAAACATAATCATTTTACACCATTCTGTCA